TTTTGCAAGAAAACACTGAATCCCCCGTAATAACGGAGGAGTCAATTGATATCGCTGGTGTTTAAAACAGCGTGCAACTTTAAGGTCATTTCAATAAAATGGTGTCTTGGTTTCCCTTGACACAAGATTAAGATCGCAAAAAGCGATAGCAAAAATGTCACTAAAAAGTTTGACTCAGTTATATATCCGCCCACTAATCTCAAAAGAGAATGCCTGGGGGGCGAAAAACAATCAGAAACCAGGAACTGGAGTCAAAAAGATTAGTGGGTTAGGAACGCCTAACCAGGGCGCGTCGATTTCAAGTCTTGACGAGACTTTATAATAAATTAATAAAATTTAATATTAACCACCAGGGTTATAATAAGGGGGTATGGAGATAAAACCTCCAAAGGTACAATCATCCGCGCCTGCGCGGTCGATTAACCAAGAACAACTACCGTCTCCATCATTGCATTTCAGCTCAAAATGGAAGTCGGGTCCATGTGTCAAAGATGCAGTATTTCCAGTAGGTGCCAAGGTTCTGACAAATTGCTCTGAACACAAGCGGCTGTGGAATCTACTGTACTGAGGGACTTGTAGTTCAATAGAAGGACCATTCGTCATAGTGTCATAAATAACACGAGGTCTGGTCCTAAGGGTGTAAGCAGTATCCGATGTATTCGATACTACGGAAGTAACTTGATGGGTGGGGTCATGGTGCAGATAAACTTGGACTCCAGAGTTGGGGTTTGCTGTTACTGGCACTGTAACGGAATTTTTAGTCATCAACATTCTCACACCTCCTCTGCACATCAAGTACACGCTAGATAAGTGGTCAAACATATCTGGGCGAAGATTAGGAAGGGAGATAGCAGCGGCTACATTTTGAGCCACATTTGAATGATAAGGATTTAACACGATAGCGACGGATCCGACTACACCTGTGTCATAATTAAGTAACATGAGGGGTGAGTAAGCCTTGAGGAGTTGTCGAAAGGAATTGACTCTTTCTCCAACACACATACGGGCATGATCGTCAGATCTGACTATCGATGATTCACCTATAGTGTCAGACAAGATATTGCATGTTGGATCCCATTCGCCTGACTGTGGAGAAGTAGGAACATAGGGGATTTCTATCATAGTTCTAGGAGCTGAGAACTCAAGATCTGGCCCTCCGACCATTTCCCATATAATTTTTATAGTGCCAGAGACGGAGGCAGGTGCTACTAAAGGATCTAATACCATTAAAACTAGGTTGCCAGTATTTTGATCATGTCTACACCAATTGCCAGCAGATGCATAAGGCACACAAAGAGTAAACTCATTTCCTTCTCTAATATCAATGATGACTCTGTTGAGGTATTGGGTACTGGCAAGAGTGACTGCTGGAGCTGCAAACCTAGGATCACTTGGACTAAATGCCACAATGAGTCTCCCAGAATGGAAACTAGTTTTAACTATTTTAAACTTATAAATAAGAGATCCTCTCCAATTTTGGAAAAACTTTTGAATATATGCCATTGGCAAATAAGATTTTACTGGAACAGTAGCATCAGTAGTGCCAACATAAAATGTTGAGGGCATGTTTGCGGTGTATGACAAAATCGTTCCGGATGCATCAGCAGTGGTCCAACTAACCGTTTGAAAGTAGGAGGGGACTTGTTTTATGAAATCGAAGTCCATCTCATCCATGTCAGTGCCTGCGAATCCTGGAAGGGGTTCAATATAATTGTCATGGGTCATAGATATGTTAAGTGCTGTACTAACGCCATCATAATTGTTTCCATAGGGAGCTACATTTCTAACCATTCTCATGTGGGCTGCACTACTAAGAGGCTTTGAAAATCCTAACGCGGAAGCTACTCCGGCGGATATATCCAAAAACCACGCTGCAGTTCCAGAAAAAGGTGTTAACATGGGAATCTTCCCAAGAATAGTTGCAACTTTAGATGCTACTTGGAGAGCTGACGAAACGGGGCCCACAGCTTTAGCGTTGGCCTCCCTGTCAGAAGGGATAGCTTTCGGGGCCCATGCACCCATTTGAGGCTCAATTGGGAAAGTTGGTAGGAAGTCAATGGACTGCGGAATACACGGAACACTAAGCTCTACGTCTTCAAAATGATGAAAGAGGGTGTAAGAGGCTGTAGCTGTACCAGCAGTAGTGACCAAAGGCGAATAGGGTACTAAAAATACTGTTCCAACATCGCTACTTCTGTCGGCTCCTGTGGCTGCAATGGAAAAGTTGTACTCGACGCTCCTGAATGGAATACGGAGAACTACTTCGGTGTCACAATTTATATCTAACTCGACATGTGGTAATTGTGTAATTTGGGTAAGTGTGTACCTATGCATGATGTAAGATGCAGTGATATAGTTTGCTAAACCATTACCACCGCCAAAAGGTAGATGAGCTAAGATGTACCTACCAGCTTGAAATTTATTCGCATTGACCTGCAATGTGAATACTGAAGTGGCTCTCATAAAACATATACCAGATAATTTATTCGCGACTAGAGTAGTCGCTACTTGAGTGCTAGGATGAAAGATAATAGCAAAAGTTGTCACCGTATCCGTCGCAGCAAAGACACCGCTTTGAGATACAACGGGTCTAGCCAAAAAGTTAATCAATGATAGATCAGAGATAATATTAGCAGGGTTGTTGGACATGGCCAATTGTCTAACAGCTATAGGTTCAACCGTCTCAGATGGGACGGTTGCGTTGAGTGTCATTGCACCCAACTTGGATGAATTGGTTTCTTCATTTATGGTGAAGGTACCGAGATTGTCTGTTGCTACAGAAAGTTCTTGATTGATTTGTGATGTCCTGTAATTACCCTCCAATACGTGGACAAACGTATAATTGGGGGCACACACGCTTCCTGGCTTTAAAGGGGCTGCCTTCAGCTCGCCTGGAAAAGTAACTCTAAATAGAGCGGGCTTTCTGGACCTAAAAGCCATATAACTGATTTGAGTACGTGAGAGTTTGTATTCAGTTAACGGGTAACCAGGTAGGTCCTCTTGAGTATAGACACGGGCTAGGAATTCGATCATCTGTCTATAAATGATAAAACACAAATTTTGAATAGATTTTAAACTACTTATTTCTTTTTTATTTTTTCCAAGTGTTGAAAGAAAACAACACAAAATAAGTCAAAACCACGCATCATGAGAACAAGCCTTCATGAAATTGCTGTGGAAAGACGTATTCTTAGGATAAACGTCATGGGCATCGAAAAGGGCATTGGTTAACTTGGGAGCGTATTTGTCAAATACTTCTTTGCCGTGTAATGACAATTCCATTAGGGCAGTGTCTACATTATCTATAGTAATCTTTACAGAGTCATACTTATTTTTTGTCCACAACACCATCTCGAGTATAACACTCAATCTAAGCGTTGATACCCATCTGTTCAATGACTTGTCAAACCTAAAACCTCTCTTAAGAAATTCGACTTCTAAAATACTTGAAAATTCTGCTGTCATCTCCTTCTTATCAGCTGAAGTGTATGTAAGTCCTATTCTAAGCATGGCATCCTTAACAGAAATACCATTAAATTTATCTCTAATACTAGAGTGGGCACTCCATATATTGTCGTCTCCAAAGACTATTAAAACGACCATGTCTCTAAAAGCAGACATGTGCGAGACTCCAAATATCATCACCCAACATATTCTAAAAACTAGCAAATTATAAAGTACATTTATAATTGTTGTGCCTGGATTGCCACTAGGAAGACTTTGATCAAACATGAATACTAAAAATTCCAAGACATGTCTACTATTGACTACTTCTAACCAGAGAATAGCACGTATATTACTCTCTTCCTTTGTTCCTCCATACCATCTATTTATCATGTGCAAGATAGCCCAGTGAAGTTGCGACAATTCGGACCCATCATAAAACTTAAAATCCCCATCTTTGACAGAGATGGGACCAAACTTCAACAAAAGTCTAGCTATATCATTCCATTCTTCTCCGTATGGGTTTACACAAACTGCACTTCCATTCTTGATCCTATTTGAATTCATCCACAAAATGAAATTTCCAAAGTAGATTCTGAACTGGAGAGAATAACTAAAAGGGGCTGCACAAATATTCCGAGTCATGTAGGCTAACACCTTAGCTTCTGTTCTTCTTTCATCTTTAGGAAAATCGGAAAAAACCCAGAAAGGTCTAATCCCTGCTTTTAATAGTATCGTTGTGGGATTGAAGTCTTTATCTAAGAATTCGCGAAAACCGGGACACTTTAGGTCAAACGTATCTTCTGTTCCCAGAAATCTAGTTTTACCTGGAAGATCTTTTAAAGGCAATGTGTTATAAGGATACCCAAGGCTTGTAGATCTTGAAACGGCGTTAAAATTGTTATCTCCAACTATACCCATTATGGACTCTTCAAGAGTCATGAGCTTCCTAATTCCAGGAGTGTGACTTTCACTCCTCAATGTATCGAACAAGTCATCTATAGCAACATCAACAAAATCTTGATCTACAAATACATCTCCTCTACAGTAGCTAGAAAGAGCATTGTACATTGGGTCCATGTATACACCATTGCTATACCCCGGGCGTAACTTTGCTGGGAGTTCTTTAGCAGGTCCCCAAGTAGAAATAAGGGCACTTCTCATTAGTGAAGTTTCATAAGGTGGACAAGGAGTCTTTGGAACTGAACATATTGTCTCAAATCTCTCATGCTTCATGTAGCCGTCATGGGGTATGCAATTGTCAGGTATATCCTGTTCTACGTATAAATGCTCAGGACTAAACAGATCTAGACACTCTTGAATTGCCAATCTATCTATAGCCCCTGAATAACCATCATTGTACGCAGCAACGCCAGCGACGTGCATACCAAATATTTTGGCCCTAGGAAGGGACTTGTTAACTATACTTAAAAGAGCTCCACAATCACCTGGACGTGTTGGAGCAGCATATTGATATCCAGTTAAAATTGTATAGTCACCTAACGCAAACTGGACGTGATGATCAAAGAAGGGCTTTGCAACACCTGTATGCTTGGTTAACTTATCTCCGGCTTTAGAGTACAATATAAAATTGTGTTCTCTTATGGAAGTGACTTCCTGAGGTGTGGGAAAATTTTCAATGATAGATTTAACTTTCTGTATTTTTTCAGGAAACAAACTAACACATAGGTCATTGTCACCACTTGAGACCAGCTCGAATTTGGTCAAAACATCTTTTATTGATATATAATTTATCCTTGTTTTCCTCACCAACTTTACTTGATACTTTAGAAACATAGAGTTCATTTCCACAAAACTCGCCATCCTAGTAACAAAGTGATAGGGCATCAGAAACAAGGTTCCCTGAAGTTGTAATACATATCCAAACCTAGAAAATTCTGTTGCGTCTGCATCTTTTGCGACATAAAACTCCCAAAAATTCCTATTCATGATAGAAGTCATAATGTTATCTCCATTATCATCTGCCATACACCCAAGTTGGGGGGCTAATGAAACTTTGGACATTATCTTGCTAGCTGTAAGAACTCTTTCTTGTCTAGATTTCGCCTTACCAGAAGATCCAAGGGATTCGGGACTTATGGTCTTAATCTGTTCTAAAGGGCTACTCGTAATTTCAGGCCACTTAGGTTCTTCCACAAATGTGGGACTAGGTTCAGGGATCTGAACTTCTGACTTGGTGGGCTTTGAAAAGGCCTTAGCAAGTCTAGTGATACCCGTTCCTGTCGTTATCAAACCGGCAATAAATGCAATGAGATACCTATGCTTAATTAAGAAATCTGCAAAGTCTAAGAAGGCCATAAGCGAGCAACCCAATATCTCCATCATTGCAACTATACAATTGTTATACGCAGCTACCATATTTCTCTTAAAATAGTTGTAGTCAGATTCCTTTGGTTCCCTAGGGATATCTTCCTGGCCTTCTTCTATAGAATATGATGGGGTTACTTCTTCTCGAGCCAAATAGATAGTGGCCTGTCTCGGAGGAGGGGCTCTCCTCTCTGCTATTTCCATGAATTTTCCAAACGCGTGTTCATCCAATTCATAAAGTTTATCAAATAAATCGTCTCCGTAAAGATCCTCCATGGCGGCAAATAAAATATTATACCCAGGGAAAAAATCCGTATCATATACTTTATAGTACAGACCAACAACCATTTTCATTCTATTGGATGTAGCATATTTATCCCAAAATAACTTATGTACATTTTCATCTTCATCATCAGAGTCAAGATCATTCATTTCCAACATAATTTCGGTACTAAGAGATTGTGGCTGAAGGGACATCATGGACTCTAAATGGTCTTTACATTCAAGGGTTGAGTATTGCTTTGTAAAAGCTCCTTTCAGTTCAAATTCCGTTTGTTTGTGTCTCTTTTCCTGAATTCCATAATGTACAATAACTTCATCTATTAAAGAGTCAAAATCGAGTATCTTCCCTGTGTACTTTCCGGTGATTAAGTCATAAGCATGGAAATCTAATAAAGCTGGGTTTAATGAAGATATATCCAAAACTCCTAGTGGGACTTTAGTAATGTCCAATTTACGATCAAGTATAGAAACAGATCTGGTGGCAGGAGTCACATAAAGATCCTTGGGACATGCATGGAATGCAAAGGAATTCAATCTTCTCTTTATAGCATTTATATCATACATAGCTTCACAACTAATGTCTGTCATGTTTGATGTAAAAACAACAAACTTACTATCAAAGAGAGTTACACCTTTATCTGCCAAAGCGGCCATATGTAAATTATAAGGAAAACAATTTATCATTCTAGTAGCCATCATAAACTCATTGTCTGGCTGTCCAGCTATTGTCTTATTTTGACCAAAGTCGTCAAAGAAAGTAACTATAGATGTAGGTTTGTAACCATCATGGTAAACGGCCTCAGATTGGCAATTATATAAAAAGGTACTAGGATTTTCAAGAAATCTTTCCCTGTCATCTCCTTTAAGGTATGTTCCTGCGAGAGCGTGAAACAAGTGGAGCATAGTTATACTTTTGCCTATACCAGGAGAACCAGCTATATAAATAGCTACAGGCTCTTGCTTTAAATTAGCTATATCTGGAGTAGCGGCCACAAACTTATCTTTAAGTTTCTTTAAGAATGAGAGTTCACCTGACACTATATTTTTAAAATGTCTATATTCCCTATCTGAGAATTTATCTCGCACAAGGGCATTTCCTAATTTTATAGCGATTTGAATCTTATTAAGATTGTCTTTTGTAAAATCAAACTTATTGTTGTCTAATTCACCTGTTATTTCGTCACACGCCTTTAAGAAATTATTAACATCGTATTGGGATGATTCTATAAATCTACTTTTGCTTATTCCAAAAAAATCTATTTTAAGGTATTTAACAACTTCTTCTACAACTTTACAGAAGCCATTGAATAAATCAACAAGGGTGTTTTTTACTCTGTCAAAAGCCACCAGGGATTTGAAAGAAGTGTCCAACTTATTGTTTGCCGTGAAGATCATGGCCGTTGAAAGAAATAAAGTAACAGCAGAAAAAACGCCATCTACTTGATCATCCATAATTTGGGGTTCAGTTACAGACTTAGGCTCGGAAAACCTAGAAATAAGATCTGTAAGGAGCGGTGTCAGCTCTGAGCTTAACCTGTATAATAGGAAGAGACCACTTGCAACACTTATATTTCTTGATGTTTTATCACCTGTAATGAAATGGTGTGTCAAAGTTACTGAAAAGGCCACAATAGCACTGTTGAGCGCAATGGGTCCATCAAGACTCTTTAAGGGGTTCTGCATACCTATATCCAAACGAAGGGGTTTGTCAAATATATCAAGTGATCCGGCCTTATCTGTAAATTTTCCTATGGTTTCTGTAAACTTATCTACAGCATCTAAAACATCTTTATCTAGAGAAAAAGGAGAAAACATGCCCATTTGTGGAACAGTTCTTTCACCTATAGATGATTCCGAAGACAAGGTTCGTTTTCGACCTCGACGATTGATCTGACTAGGGGATGGGTTCGTAAAATCAATTGTTGTCTTCAGTAACTTCATGTTACTCTGTGAGTTTGTTAAGAGATCATCACTTTTAATGAAGACCCTTAAATTTGGGAAATCTAAGATAAGTCTATCTAGATTTTGGTGGTCCGTAAGTTTACCTGTTAGAGCTAACTTCATAAGAAGAGAACTCATAGAATTGTACTCGTTTTTAACATAATGGCAAAATAATTTATTGCTCTTAATATACGAGCATTTTGGCAAACTTTTATAGTGCTCTTCGTATTGCTCTAAAGCACTGACTAAAGTATTTATATACTCTGTTGAGTGTTCAGGATCAAGCACGAGTTTAACTTTAGTATCAATTTCTTGTCCTTTTGTAACAAGTTCGGTTTTTTGTGATACTGACATTGTAGTCGTATCACGTTCTGCAATTCGGGTTTCGTTAGTTGTATCCATATTCATAATCCATAATCTCATTTTTTATTTTAGTTGCAGGGAGGGATACTACAAAGTTTACTTTTTCAAAAACACGGATTAACGGATCGCGCGGTACGGGGTAACCACTTTGGGAGGTTCCATAACCCTTTTCTAAGACTTTTACTTTGAAAAGAAGTAACAAATAAATAAAGGGAAATGAAATTGGTTCGCAATTGAGCATGATTCCAAATGAGAGGCTATATTTGTACAAGTCGTGTGGGACTGTAGTTTGCATATCAATCAGTTTTTAAAGCTGAAGGCAGAAGGGGGATTAGATCTCAATTAAGAGAAATTCTACTTTATAAACTACCATGGGCGGTTAGGCCCCGGTGCTTTCTAAGGGCACAAGTACATTAAATATAGCATGATTTGTTGGCATGGTTAATTACTTAGCATCAATCAAATATTTATTTAAGTGGTTTTCATACCTAATTAAATAGGTAAAATTTTTATTTTGTTTATGATTGCAATTTAAGTTGCAGTCTTTTGGTTTTGTTTTAAGGTTTTGTGTCAATAATTTGAGTTAATGACTTTTTGGTTATTTTTAAATTATACTGATTACGTCAGGTGCAGGCATTTCAAGTCGTGATTATAACCACGTAGCGTGTAGAATAAATAAACAGTTTTTAAGGGTCCAAGAGTGGATTTGTTTTATATAATATCGAATTTCCACCTAAAAGACAATCAAAATGTCAAAAAGGCTTAGCTTGCAATGTTTTACAAGAGTGAGGACCAATCGGTCACACATGACTAGCTATGTATGAGGGCGGGTCCACTAGCGTTAAAGAGAGTTGAAAACTTCGAGGAAGTGAGAGTAGTAGTTAACTAGGCTCGGCAATAAAGGACAATATCGGG